GAAAACTCACATGTTTTTCCGTATTTTTCCTTGTAACCTTCCCAAGCCTTCAAAGTTTCTACATCGTTCAAAGGCTCAAAAAGCAAGTAGTGTGGGGGTGGAAACAACATACTACTTGATTAAATCTATATCTGTCTAAAATACAATGGTTCTGTTCAAGAACAAGAAGGTTACTCTGGTAACCATTCCAAAAAACACCTTGCTGTTCAGAGTGGTAGAAGATTCAGATACCGACTTCAAAGGTGTAAAAGTTAAAGGGTCGTATTGCGTTCCTCCCCAATACAACGTGTTCTTTTACTTTGATCCGTTTACGGGTGGCGCTTCCAAGCACTGGGTAAACGTCAAAGACATTCAAGTTTACAAAACTACAGCCCCCCTAAAAATTGTATCGCTGATTTCCCCCTCTCAGCTGAATCGGGGAAGCAGAATGACGAAGGGCAAGGTTATTAAGTCGTGTAACAAGACTCGCAAGTCCTGCTTGAAAGGTCGCGACTACGATCCGTGCTTTGACGAAGACTTTCTGGAAAAGAACCCTTTTATTGTTGGCTCGATTGGGCTTGGGCGCTCCGATACGCTCAAAACCAATAAAGAGATTGAAAACGGCGTGCTATCTGACGTAAAAGAGTTCATCCACACGGTAAAAGACATGCGAGGAATCGAGGGCCCTCCCGAGCTTGCGCTGTATCCTTTTCGCAAACGGTATTCCGAAGACGTAAACGATCCGGATGTAAATAACGAGCAATACAACTACGAAAAAGTGGAAAGCCTGCCTCGCAACAAAGAAGCCTTAAAAAACTTTTTAGCGGAAAAGGCTGAGCATGTTACTCGGAAGTGGTATTACCGCTTGAAAGAATCTTCTTAATGGGAATGTCGGTGGAGACCACGTAAAGACTGTTTTCGGTCGCCACGATATAACAGTTCTCGCACTTAAAAACGTTCTGGATCGTGGAGGTATACTCGCTGTCAGACTTAACCAAAAACTTTGAAGAATCCTGAACCCCGATACAACACTTCTTTTCTACGCTATCCCGAAAGTAGTCGAGGTAGATCGGCTTGTCTTCGTCAATCGCAATCTGGGAAGCACGCATCATTACGCTCGCAGACGGAAGAGCCATTTGTATTAGACTTTTTTTTGTAAAACCTTTTACTGAACGCATTTCACTGCGTCCTCGGCTCGGAATCGCGAGCGCATGCACAGGCTCGGTAGCTCCGGGCGCGGAATCTTGAGAAAGTTTCCCAAAGACTCCGAAATCAGCTTGCGAATGTCGCGAGCGGTCTTCGGCAGAACCTTTGCGCTCTCAAAGAGAAAGTCCACTAGGTGCGTGGTGTTCTCCTCCGTCTGCGGAGTCTTGGCTTGGCGAGCAGTATCATTCAGGTCCGCCACAATCTGCGCCAGCGAACCCTGAATCATCTTTTCGGTGATCAGGTCGCGCACAAACAGCTGCGTCAGGAACTTTGAGAAGCCCCGGCGCTTGTCCTTCTGCCTCATCCACGCAATGACTTTTTCGTCGAATCCCGGCTCGCTCACCGACGGAAACACGAGCGTATCGGTCATGTTGTAAAGCTTCGGGAACATCTCCACTTGCGCATGAAGGTCCTCGCGCACCTCGGGCACGCTTTCCACCAGCTTGACCGCGCAATCCGCCATCACAGCCGCAAAGACGTTCTCGCTGATCGCCTTGTTGAACAAGAGTGTCACGATGCGCAGCCGAAACTGCTCGTCGCGCGCGCTGATGAAGCGAACAATCTCCGTGCTCAGCTCGGTCAGCGTTGGCGGCGCGATCTTGTTCAGGATCGCAAAGACCTCGTAATACTCGGGGTCGTCGTACTCCTTGACCTTGCGAACATACTCTACCAAAACCTTCTCCCGCCAGTTCTCGGGCATCGCAGGCTTGTGCCGGGGCGCGTGCCTCGGCGCCGGTCGCACCGGCTTGTAAACTGCGGGCGTGATTCTCAACTTTGCGATGTTATCCTGAACTGATTTGGGGAGGGGCAACTTGGGCCCAAAACGGGCTTCATACACTTGTGCGATTGTGAAGCCCATTGTAATTATCTCCGGTATTTCGTGTATGTTAAAAACGAATCCGTTTCTCATAAGGTTTTGTTTGCCATAAAGCAGAATGGAGAAGCTTCAATACTCGTGGATTCTGTGGTATCACGACCCCACGAGCATGGACTACTCGCTCCAAAGTTACATCAAGATCGCCGACATGTCCACGCCCCAGCAGTTCTGGTCCATCGTGGACAACATTTCCAAGGAGGCCTGGGAGTCCGGAATGTTCTTCTTCATGCGCCAGGGGTTCAAGCCTCTGTGGGACGCTGCCGAGAACGAGGCTGGCGGCGCCTGGTCCAAGAAGATTGAGTCGACTAACATTCACAGCACTTTCGTGGACATGATGGTTTATTGTATCAGCGACCAGCTCCTGGTAGATCGCAAGGAGACCCTGGTGGGAATCACGGTGTCCCCAAAGGGCCCGTTCTCTATCATCAAGATCTGGAACACGACCACAACCGTTTCGGAAAATGCCTATCTGAATCCTGGAATCCAGAACTTCAAGCTGGGCGACGACGTTACGTATACGCCCCACAAGTCCCGCCCTAAGTAATAATGGAAAAAGAAGAAATCATTTCCTTCATGGAGAAATGGCTACGAATTTTGGTAACATTTTTCTATAACTGGATTTCCAGCGACGGAGAAGTGTTAGGTCACATTTTGGCCGTGGTTCACGTTCTTTTTGCTTCGGCCTTAGGAATTTCTATTGTGTTCGCCCACACCATATATCCATCCTGGAAGTTTCAACTAGCAACTTTTATTTGCTTATTTTCTGTATGGGCCCAGCACGTTTTTCTGAAAGTCTGTGTTTTCACGGCAGCCGAACTTAAACTAACCATTTCCCACTCTCCTTCCACCGAACACTTGTCCAAACTTTTTAGTTCCATATTTGGGACCACCTTGGACAACGCTTTGACCACCTTAGTTCTGGCCGAAACCATTATGGTGGGTTGCTACGCTCTAGAACTATTTTCAAAGCTTGCTTTATACTTATATTCGCTTCATGGAATACATATTTAAGTGGAGCAGGGCATCAAACATAACTTGATGTCGCCCAGATTCGCCACCACGTAGCGGATCATCAGGAACCAATCGTTCTTCATATGAATATCTAAGTTATTACACAGGTTGGTACACTTCGTAAAGAGCACCAGGTGAGGCAGCGAAAAGTTGCCCGTCACAATTTCGTCGGTAGTATTCTTCTTCACACTAAACTCGTTCTCGGAATCGCCCATAACTGTGGTGCGAGATGCGAAGTGCCCCTTACATCCAAAGGTTAGCGAAGAACCCACGTTCTTGATTTCCACCGTCTTGGCCCCCAACAGAGTCATGTCGCGGCAGATTTTTTGGAAGTCCAGGGAAGGCATCGTGATGTGTGTGGAAAACTCGGTGTCGGGAAGTTGGATATCGGGCTCGTCGCGATCCAACAGATTGAGCTTGTAGCGCGTCACCTGCTTCTTCTCGCCGTCCTCAAGCAGGATGCCCAGTGAGTTAGGGTCCGCGATGTCCACGTAAAAGGTGATCGTGTCGTCGTTGGTGGCCGTGCGCACAATGCGGTAAAGGTGGTCGGTGTTCACACCAATCACGAACTTGGGCACATTGTGGTTGTAGGCAAACTTCTCAAACTTTTCGGCGTAAAGGCGGAGGTGAACCAGAACCGTGCGCGTGTTGTCCATGGCCACCATACGAATCCCGTTCTTGTCGAAAATGAGGCTCATTTCCACAAGAATGCATTTCAAAGCTTCTTTGAGAGTGCGAATCGCGGCAGTCTGTACCGTCTTCGCCTCCACGATATACTCCGGCATTTCTAAAACTTGGATCGCTCGTTCTAAATCATTAAGGCGTCCCACGAAACGGGAAAGTGTTTCCGCAGTTCAACCCCAATTGCCTCAGCATACATCTGGATTTCCTTTTGGGCGTGCGGGTCAAGTCGCAGCTTACAAAGCCGAGCATATGCGTAAAGCGACGCGGTTTCAATGAACTCCGTATACATGGTTTGAGGCAGAACGAGGCGAGCCATCTCGGGGGCCACGCCTGAATCCAGCAGGGACTGATAACATCCGACTGAACTGGTCAGACAATCTTCAAGGACCTTGGTTACTTCGGCATTGTCTGCGATAGCGTTTTCCTTAGAACCCTGCTTCAAGTTCTTGTCGCGCTCGCGAAGTTCTGTTGGAACATAGATCTCGGGGAGCGTGTCCACGTAGCGACGCGAGACTTCGTTGCGAGCAAACCCCACCGTGTGCCGAAACCATTCGCGCGCCACAAAGATAGGCATCTTTAGGCGCATGCGAATTTGCGGGTGAAAAAAGGGGCTGATGTGGTTGTGTGTAGCAAGGTATTTGACGAGCTTGGAATCCTTCTCGTCAAATACGGCGCTTTCTTTGGAAAACGATACGCGAGCCGCGTTTACCACGGTCAGGTCATTTCCCATGACTTCCAGAATTTCTATCTTGCTTTTGTTATCTTTCAAAGGGTCCATACTAGTCTTAGCATCCAAGTTTTAAACCGAATGCTTGTTCTTCATGGTTTGGCTCCGCTTCTTTGACACGATGCGCCCATACTTGTTCTGCTCCAAGTCATCTTTGCGGAGACCACCGCTCGTCTTTTCGGCACTACCGTTCCACACAAGGCGACGGCTTCCAATTACTCGGCGCGTCTTGTCAGGCATTTACTTAATATAAAGATTACTCTTTTGATAAATGAATTAGGCTGAAAAAAGTATCACTCTGAAATGCCAGGCCATCATTACGGTGAGATACTGAATTTTCGCTTTCTTCGCACGGATACTTTCGCCCGTTCCAGTTGTACCATACAAATGAATTTGGAAAGGATTCATTTACAGTAACTTCGTTCTTCATACCGAGCTTCAGCCAATCAAGTTTTTTGTTTATCTCTTCTAATTGGCGGTTATATTCACTTTCTTGTTTCTTTTTAAATTTTTGGATTAGATCCATGTGATTTATAAGCACACAGTCTAAAAACATGTTGTAACATATATGTTCCGGATCATTTGACACATCTCTAAACATAGAAAGAATAATTTGAGCGCCTTTATTTGTTACTATGTATGCGTGAGTACAAAATGAAGGTATAGAGACTATTTCTGGAAGATCTTTATCTTTTGAACCACACTGACTTCCCATCCAAACAACATCGTAGTCTTTGGGTGTTTTGTCATAGTATTCTTTTGATAAGGTTTTCCACTGAGGATGAAAAAATACGTCGTCTTCAAAAATAGAAGCTACGGGAATATTTTTATCCACGATTGTTTGAAGAACTTTCATATGGGCAAAATGGCAACCAATCTGCCCTCTTGATAAATAGTTTTCTCCAATATGCGCTAATTTGTATTCAACCAGGGCATTTTTAAGTAATTCATCTGTTCTAACATCAACTCCGTCGCTTATGCGAATATCAGTAAACCCGGCATTGGTCAAAGAATTCATAAAGAAGGGTTTTCTATCCTTAGACTCAGGAATATCCATATGAATAACAAAAGCCGGAGCCTTCAAGATTTCTTCCATTTTAATAAATAAAACACATAATAGTTTGGCAAATGATACGAGACTCGCATTCGACATTACTTTTGGTGTAGTTTAAACATATTTTTTCCATATAATAATATTAATGCAGAAAATAAAGGATCTTTGTGATACTATATTCCCATCGATCGACGGATGGTGTGCTATAGAAAAGGCAGAGGTCATGATTGATTTAGTTGAAGAAACCACGCCTAGTTTAATTTTAGAGCTTGGCGTGTTTGCCGGTAAGAGCTTACTTCCGCTAGCTCTTGCGAGCAAGAAAATGAACCCATCCGCTAAGGTAATTGGAATAGATGCCTGGGCACCACAGGCTTCTCTGGAAGGCATCCATACCCCTGCCAACAATGATTGGTGGAGTAAGTTAGATTATAATTTAATTTACAACAGAGCCACTGAACTTATGAAGTTTCACAAGGTATCTGATATTGTTGAACTTTGGAAGATGAGAACGGTAGATGTTGCTGATAAATTTCAAGATCATAGCATCGATATTCTTCACCAGGATAGCAACCACAGTGAAGAAGTTTCGTGCGCAGAAGTCGAGCTTTATTGGAATAAGGTAAAGCCCGGCGGTTATTGGGTTTTTAATGATACTAACTGGGATACTATGAAGAAAGCGCAGGAGCTGCTTTTGTCAAAAGGTTATCAGATTTTTGTTGTTCAGGACGAGAATCTTTGGCGTGTTTATAAAAAGAATACGACCTAATACGTTTCCATATAAAATTGTGTTCATAAACGTCTAAGAACGCAGTTTCGTAGTCATTTACTCCCATACTAAGTTTCCACCCGTTGTCTATTTTTATAGCTCCGCATGGAAATACAACATAGTCTTGAAGAGAAAGTCTTGGATTTGCCATAGACGATATCCCAATCAGCAAAGGGGATGTGCTAACTTTAACTACGTCAAATGGAAATATATTTTTAGACACATAAGCACCGATCATATATACTCTTTTTAGCCCAACGTGAGTTTCAAACTCTTTTTGGGCGTGAAAAAACCAAATGAGGTGGTCTTTGTCGTATACAACCGGCGGCGTTCCTCCACGAATATTTCCATAGTACCAATGTTCGTCGGTTATGTATTTTGTTCTTTTATAACTAACAATTTCAAGGCTCGTGCCAGTATCGTTACAAGTCAATATGGTTCTAGGGTTTTCTGAATACATCACGTATAAATTATTGCCCGACACAAAAGGTATCCAGTTTTTTTCACGTCCGTCTGTCTCCCTGTGTACCGGCTTTAAAAAGGGACTTAAGTAGTGCGAATAGATAGTTTTACACGTTTTTAAGTCAATCTTTCCAACGCCAATCTTACAACCATCAGTGTAAAACACAAACCACGCGCCATTGAATTTTACAGCTCTTGGGTCTTCTACATGTTCTCCATCTTTGAACTTATAAGGAACTATCTTTTTTAACGTTAACGTATTTACGCTTTCCTCCCAATTAGAATGTAAATCGATATATGTATTAGTTTCCTTGATAACTTTGAAGTCAGAATCTAGCAAACAAGTTGCTATTTTGTCGCAATAACCCTTTGGCTCCTTTCCAGCACGATAAAACATTCTATAATTAGTTTCGTCGTTGTTACAGATTGCCGAATTATAGCAATATAAATTTTTTTCAGGTTCTATTAGGTCTTTATTATTTAAGTATACCAAACCTCTATAGTTACAAGTGGATCTTGGATGCGTTCTGTCTGAAATAATACTAACATAAGTTTTTGCTTCCGGAACTTCAGTTATAGGCTCAAACGCTTTTTCTGTTTGTTCTTCTCTTCTCTCCCTATGTTGTCTTGCTATTCTACTGATAAACTGCATTTACATACTTTCTTACACAAAAAACAAAATATTTTATCGCGTCAAATTTTTTATGTGTTTATACTGTCTTCAATAAGAATTACGTCTGTATTTCTTATAGAAGTCTTTATTTATAAGACACTACAACCACACAAATATATGGTAGATAACGCTCCAAGTTTAGTTGGAGTAGGCAAGGCCGCCCATGCCGCTCATCACGCGCAGGACGTTGTAGTTCAGCGCATAAACGCGCACTTGGGCCGTGCGGGAGCTGATCACCGTGTTCAGCGACACCGTCAGCTGCAGCGTAGCCTTGTCAATGCGCGAGAAGTTGCACGTGCCGGACGGCTGGTGCTCCTCGGGGCGCAGCGCGAACGAGTAGCAGTTGATACCCGTGGACGGCGTGCGGCTGTGGTGCTGGTAAGGCTGCACGCGGTCGAAGTAGGAGCCCTCGCGCTCCGTGAAGCGGTCCTGGCCGTTGAGCTGGAGCTTGCCGACCTCCACCGGGTTCTTGCCCTCGCAGCGCACACCGGAGCCGAGAATGACCTTCGCGAGCAGGTAGTTCACGCCCGACTCGAACTCTTTGCCACCCGAAGTATCCGTGTCATTGTCGTTACCCTGGCCGGTATACGTAGGGGCGGGACCAAGCGGTCGCGTGTTCGTGGCGGCGGCGCTGGTGGCAGTGCCACCATTGGACTGCGATAGCAGAGACATGATCATGCCGTCGGACGAGAAGTCGTCAGAGTAGTTGAAGGGCTGCGGGCCACCAGCCACGGCAGTCCACGGCTGGTTCGAGCAGTCCACGAACGAGTCGCGCTGCACCACCCACATGAGCTCCTTGACGGGGTGGTTAAAGTTCAGCTGGATCTTGTTGGACGAGGACGTGATGCTCTCCGCACCCGTGTACTGCACCTGCTCAATCAGGTACTCGTGGCTCTGCTGGGCGAAGCGGCGGCGCTCCTCCGTG